CCCCAATTAAGGGTTTTCGGGCTCCATCGCGCTCAGATGCGCCTATAATTTTGCATCTCCGAGCCGTTATCTCAGTGATTCCTTCATCAGGAATATGAGTTCCGGTGGAAATGTGTTGACAAGTATCTGAGAGGAGTTTGTTAATTCTCCTCATCACCCTTAGCAGGGACTGGATACGTAAATCCCTCGAGTAATCGAGTCCTTACTTCTCCGGTAGATACAGCCCTGTCCATCACAGCCCTTACCTTCCTCCAACGAGATAAATCTCGTGAAGAAGTGATAGCCTTCTCTTGGGGTTTAGTCCATAAAGAAGCCACCATGGGAACGCTAGCTAAGCGTTCTTCAAGTAACTTGGCAATGTCCAGGATCATATCCAGACGCTCCGAAGGAGTTTTCGGGATAACTTTTACTCGGGTCCTGTAGTACGCTATTTGCGATCTTACATCCTCACGGACGTGATCTAACTTATCTAAAACTTCGGTCACTATCGGAAGACTGATGTGGTTCGCCACCAGATCCCGACAGTTTTCTAGAGCCGGATGGTCTAATGTAGAGGGCAGTCCAAAAAGATAGTGCTCAGTATTACGAGCTCTACCTGGATCTTCTACCCACTTCCCAGTTTTCGGATTTCTAAACTTGGGAGGTTGAAGAGTCTTCTTCACCATATTTTCCACCTGTTCCTCATAAGATCGGAATAAAGTCGATTCTAATGAGTCAGCGACCCTAGCCTTCTGTTCCTCAGGCACTTCCCGAACGCTTCCTATGCGCTCAAGAAATAACCAGTCCAGCATCGAACTCACCCCAAAAGGTGAGCCCGGACGCGTGAATAGTAAGACTAGGCCCTGGGCGCGTGACCCAAGTTTGCTAAGATTCCCATCTAGGGATCCGCAAACCCGGTAGCCCCACTTACAAGCCTTCGCGACGTCTGCAAGCCGTATATCCACCAATCTTCTCGCTTTCGCAACAAGAGTCACCAGAGCTGAGATATTCCCGAGTCCCGCGAGGAACTCGAGAGTACTCAGAGGTGACGCGTCCTTCCCTTTCAGGAAGAAACGCTTAGCGAATTCCATCGACCGATCTGTTCCCAGAAGAGTCTTCGCCAGGGATATTTCTACCCCCAGTGCTCGCATTATTCGCAAGTACTCGAAGGCGACTTTATCGTTTGCAATTACGACATCATCACCCAGTACCGCATAATACTCGTACCACCCCTTCTGCCCAGCTCAATATGCTGCCCATTGTACAATTACATGATGGGTAATAGCCAACATAGCCCAAGAGCTTAACGCTCCCATCGGTTGCCCGACAGTATATCTAACCCTCGCGGGTAGATTCGGATTGAGCTCCTTCATAGAAAGAGACACATAATAATCTCTTCCTACTAGGAGTTCTTTCCAAGTTACACCTAGCTTAGGATGTAACTGCTGAACTATGAGGGCTTGGTAGAGGACCGGTAACCGGTCAGTAGCTGCAGATAGATCGAACGAATAACATCGACCTATCTTCGCGTATCTCCAAATCTTACCTAACTTGGATTTGCGAGTTGACAAGTCATATCCATCAAACTTTCGCTTAACGGAACCCCTCACAGGAGGGTTCAACCGGTCGTAGAGTGTCTCTAACGATCTTACTAGTCTCTCCAAAGGACGAACTTGGTCAAAAGTTCCATCCTGAGGAATAGACTTTAAGATTCGAAAGAGAAACTCATGCAGCGGTGACATGATCACTTGCGTGATGTAATCTACCATCGCGAATACCCTAACTTTTCCAGGTTCCTCCTTAATGGATAACCTTGCTAGGCATCTCTGCCAAGGCAATGCTACCTTTATAACGGATAAAAAGACGTTATAAACCCGGTTAAACATGTTCATAAATACAAAAACATGTTTTATATCCAAAAGGATACACCACCCCTCTAATGCCGAATATAATCTGGCATTATCGGGATGAAACCAAGCATTAATTTGGTAGGGCAACGCCCACATCGAAGTCGCGGACCCCGATGAACCCGGGCCCGATTTCGTTATCGGCAAGTACTTCAATCGGAAAGACTCCTTGAATTTCTTCATATCGTCCTTCACGAAAGAATCCCAGTCCACATCACACGTACGCTTTAACTCGCGAAAGAAGATTGGAAGGAAAGACCTGAACTCCTCGAATAGAGGTTTGTCCCACGGTACAGTGGGAGGACTAACTATCGTCTTCAGAGAAAGCTTCCCTTTCCAATCTAATACTCGATATAAAGAGTATAGTGACAAGTATAATCTTACGATTACCAAGTCACCCTTTTCGAGGCGTCGTCTATGGTGAATCGGGATGGACCGGGGATACCCAGATTTTGTTCGAGCGATTGCAACACCCAGCTCCTGCGAGCTCCGGTGCGGTTTCCCAGCAAGTGCTTGCATAAGTAGCACATTGCTTGCTTTCAATCTCTTACAAAGACCGGGTATACCTTGTCTTCTCCGTAACACTATACAATGGCGCACAAAGATGAGGACAGAAGCAACGTATCCTTTCGACACTCGTCCGACGACGATATGAACCATTGATAACAATAGTTCATACCATCGTCTTCCAGCTTTTACACTGGAATGCCAGGAACTAGCACGCGCATGACGCGATAAAATTAATCGTGAGATTGATTTCATCTGTCATTTGTTTGTTAGTCCCACTTCAGTTTCCAAGAGGAAGGCCGATTAAAGTCTTCCCCCTGGGCTGCAGGCAGGCCTAGTGGCCTAAAGGTATTGCTACCTCTTACTGTTCTGCCTCATTATGTACCGGATTCCATAGGACCCTCTGGTTTCCCAGAATTTTCACGATTTCTCGCTATGCTCAAGTAGAGCACCTATTTCTTCCTGTTTCCAGGTCCGGTACACCCAAGGACAGACAGCACCTTGTGGGTACTAGTTTACTTGGATCTCCACGGAAACTAAGTCGGGGTTCACCCTAAGACCTTGCATGGAATTAACCATGTGGCCACTCCTTAGTCCCACTACCCCCAGCGCTCAGACCTTACGCCTAAGACTCACCTGAGAGTAATGAGATGTCATCCGTTAAGGATAGATTTCTCCTAGGTCGCGAAAGCGAC